NGACAATATTCTTCTCGCCAGGAAAAATGATAATTCCCAATTCCTCATAGGGAAGCTTGCCTCTCACTCGCCAGCGAACCCAAGTTACCATACCATCCTCGTCTTTGAGGCCAATGTTGTAAATAGTGTCATCGCTTTCAGGTTCACAGATAATCTGCCTTATCGTGCCTTCAAGATTAGTGGAACCTCTCCAAAAACCATTTCTCGTTCTTGGAGCTTCGGGGATGAATTTCCTAACTACCCTTGCCATTAGATTACGGGTGGCGTTTCAGGACCCAACATTCTGGCTGGCATCGCTGCTTTCGCCTCGCCTCCTTCAATGCCCTGAGCTGGGGTTCTAACCGCCCTGGGTGGTTGACCCAACTCTGATTGGCCACCACCACGCATTTCCTGAGCCTTGCCTTCACCCATGATGTGATAAATCATGTTTGAAAGAATTGCCGTATCATCAGCGATAGCATTCTTGAAGTTTTCCGAATCCATGAGGGCCAAGTGAACATCGGTATGAATTCGGGGAGCAAAGGCAGTCGGTTCAACTCGCTGGCCCTTCAATATCATCTCGTTTTCCCGATTGGCCAATTCAAGTAATTGGGCAGGGTCAACCAGGGGTGCCTCTTCTTGAACCGCTTTGTATTCTTCAGCATCAAAGTCATTGATTTCCAGCATCGCATCGGCCAGCTTGCCTAAATCGTAATGGCCTGTTTCTACTGCTCCCGCAACAATAGGATGCTGCATTAACTCATTCACCTTTTGTTGCTGCAATGGCTTGCTAATTGGGAAGGTTGGTTCGGCTGAGAGCTTGTAATCAAAGCCGCCATATTGAGGCACAATCATCTCTGGAGCCACCTCAAAGAAGTGCTCACCCTTCTTTTTCTTTTCCACCAAACTGCCTTCCTTGGTGAACTCCAGGGCCATGTCAGTCGTTCTAATCGTTCTGTACTTGGCCATCCTTTTCTCGCCAACCACCTTTTCCACCCTTTTCTTCGAGTAATACTGGACAATGTTGGGAACTCTCAACCTAATAATCCCTGTTAAAAGCTCTCTGGAGAGAAGCCAAATCTTCATCCGCAGAGACTTCATCGTGCTCTCCTTGAAAATGGCCGCCTCGGTAGCCGTGCCTGCTGGCTGAGGCGACTCGACGCCCGTTACCTCTCGACCATCTTGTCGCAACTGTTCCTCTTCCTTATAAGCCGAGGGGTTGATGTCTCGGTATTCCAGAGGCACAATCGAGTTCTTGGGGTCATCAACATAAAGGAAACGGGAAGGAGAAATAATCGCTTCCTCTTCATCCAGGGTTTCCCGATTGGAAACCAAAAACATTTTCCAAATGTCCATGTGCTGCCTGTCAATCTTCATCCGCTTGAGGGTAGTCAACTCGTCTTGGATTGATTGGAGAAGCTCTGGCTCGCCCCTGGCCCAGAACTTATGTAATCTGGGGACATCTGAGCCTTCGGCAAAAGGTAGTTGTTTGTGGTTGTAGGGATTGGGCGAGTTTCTGATAACCACATCGTTGGCAATAATAATCATCTTGTCTGGTCGCCTGCCCCAGTAGAAGAGAACCTCGACCTCGTTGTCTTTATTAATCCCCTCTGGCGGTTTGTAGAACTGGTAGTAGTTTAAATCTCCGCCTGGTTTAACATATTGAGCCGCATCTAATGGGTTCCAGATTGGACCTCGGAAAGTTTCTCGGAAGGTATCGATGTTGAAAATGTATCTCCGAACACAATCATTGGCTTTGTAACGGCCTCGGTTAATGGCCCTAGCCATCGGGTCAAGAAAGAAGTTCCTCATATTGACACACTCGCCATAAACATCGTTGAAGTCATCAACCTCTTTCTCCACATATTCCTCAATCCCTTTTTCCAAATCAAATCTCTTTAAGACTTTGACCTCTCTTTTATCCTGCCAGTAATCTTCCTGCCAGATAGTCTTTCCCAAAATCAAAGCTTGTTTGAGCGAAGCGTAAAGCTCTAAATCTCCATCGCCGATTTCCCAGGTATAATCCTTGATATAGGTTAAAACTTGGGCCCTTGGCTTATCTTCGGGACCACGAGCAACGATTTTGGGCTGAATGGTTTGGTCAACGATTTCAGCGAGGGCTCGCTCAACAATCGCTGTCGTAAATGGAGGAGTAATGTTTGATTGCCAGTCGTCAGCACTTCTGGTAGGCCGCCAACCCTCGTATTGCTGTTCCCACTTGTCCCAATCGGCCTCGATGCTACCTCGGCCATCTTTCATCTCGGCAAAGCGTTTGTAAACCTCTTTGCGGATTGCCTGAATTTCATCAGACGGTTTGTAGATGATGTTTAGCTTGGCCTGGTTGTTTTCCCTGAAATCAATCACGGTATTTCTATTATAACTTATCTGTTAAATTCATGCTGGGTAAGCACTCGGTTTCCACTTGTTTTGCCTTCTTTCTTTGTGTTTGGCTGGGAAGGCCACCTCCAACTGGCTTGCCAAAGCATCCATCAGGTCATCATGTTTGGCTTTTAGGCCATCAGAGTCCACTCTGGTCAACTCATCCTCCAGGGCATCAACAAAAGGATTGGCCGTTTTCTGAGGGTGGAAAACAGAACCCATAGCGTAACGGGGTTCCAGACCACAAATTCGGTCATACTTGCTCCTCTCGGTATGCTTCAGTTCCATGATGGGAATCATCTTGTTCCGCCGCTTCATCTCTTCGTAAGCGAAGAATTGGAGGATTTTTTGAAAGGCGGTTGTCTCAATGCCCATCGTAATCGGCTTCCACTTGTCCTCCCAGAAAAACATCTGGTCCAAGAGCCTTTTGGGCGGCACCTTGTCCCGCCACATATCCAGAATGTACCAGTCGTTGTTCTTGTCCACCCCCACACAAACCATCGCCGAGTAGTCAGCCTCCTTGCCTTCAGAAATGGCAGGGTCAACGGTGATGAATTTGTTGAGTTCAAGTCCTCTTAAATCAGTCTCCTCGTAATACCTGAAGGGAGGCTTGAAAAGGGCGTTGCCTGGCAAAACAGGGTCCAGCATATACTGGGCCGAGAAGTGGGAAGGGCCTTGTTGCCGTTTCAATTCCGCCAAGACCTCCCAAGATAAGACTGGCGGGAAAAGAAGCTTGCCCCTTTTCCATTCACCCTCGTAAGCAGGCATCTTCATCCTCTCAAAGTCGGCCAAGATGCCCGTGTCTTTGTCCTGTATCCAAGCATAAAGGTCGCTCATGTGCCAGGTGGTGCCAATAACGATGACCTGCTTTTTGCCGCCAATCGGGTCAACCAAATCCAGGGTATCTTTGTAGAAGTTTATCACTTTGTCAATCTGGTCCCTGGTGGTAATGTTCTCCCGATTAACCATGTCGTCCAGGATGGCTAGGGAGTAGTGGGAGCCAGTAACATTCTGGCCCATGCCAAAAGCCCAGATAGTCGGTTCTTTGTGCTTCAACCCCTTCCTGGAAACAGTAATTCTGTCCTCCCGCCAAGCGTCTGCTTGGGCTGACAAATCGCCGTAGAGTTCAATGAATTTTTCGTTCTTGGAGAGATGGTCCTTGATTTGGGAAAGGAACTGGCAAGCCATGGAAAAAGTAGCGTTGGCTATCAGAATCCGCTCCTGGGGACTCTGGGCAATCCGCCAGAGGGTGTAGCCAATGGTAATCATCGAGCTTTTGAAAGAACCCCTAGGAAGCAAAATCAAGAGCTTCTTCTTTTTGATGTTATCCTGGACAAACTCACAGACTTTTCTATGAAGAGGCTCGTAAATGTCAGGCCAGCCAACAACATCCCTGTTAAACTCATAAAAGTGAGTCAGGTAATGTTTGGCCTTGCGTTGTTTGAAAATGGCCTCAGTCTCTTCCAGTTTTTGAATCAGTTGGTCTTTCCTCATGGAATGATTATACCTCCCTTGGTTTTCTTGGTGCCTGATTTGTCGCTGAGCAAGATGCCCTTGGTTGAGTCAAGTGTGTTCTCCGCCTGAGTAACCAAAAGGTCGATTGCCCGCAGGTCCAGAGTCGGGTCCTGAGTTGTCCTAATGCCCCTAGTAAAGACATCGCCTTTCGAGGA